ATGGTCAAGTTCAGTTTACTTATTCATAATGTTTGTTTGTTATAAATAAGTAGAATATCAATCGGGGAGAGGGAACCGAAATGTCATCTACTAACTCAACATTCATCGCAAAGAATGGTATCATCGCTAATGGCAGTCTAATCTATGCTGTGGGTGGTACGACTAACGTAGGTATCAATAACACTTCTCCCGATGCTGCTCTTACTGTTACTGGTACAGCAAACGTTCAAGGCAACGTTGTAATCACTGGTACAGTGAATGCTGGTGCAAACGTAAACGTCACTGGTTCTCTTACCTCTACAATCAATGTCAACACTGTTACAGTCTATGCCACAAATGCTAGTGTTGTTGCTGCTGGTAATGTTGTTATCAACTCTTCTGGCGTATCTGTTGCAAATGCTACTGGATCTCTTCTTGTTTCAACTATTGGAACAACTCAAGGTTTCTCTGCAAACGCAACACTAGTTACTTTAGGTAACAGTACCGTAAACACACAGATCAATACAACACACTTCTTTACAGGTAACTCCACAGCATATGGCTTTGGCAACTCTACATATGACGCTTTAGTTACTGCGGCTGGTGGGGTAAACACCAGTGTATATCTAATCAACTCATCTTCTGCCAATGTTGGTAATAGCACAGTTTATGGATATGGCAACTCAGTTGTAGAAGCACTTTATAATCTAACAACAAACACAAGTGGTGTTCTAACCGCATCAAACGTTGTTATTGGCAACTCAACTGCCAACTCAGTAATCAACTCAACAGCGGTGGTCACATCGATTGTTAATGCAACGGCAAACGTTTCTACCACAACAGTCTATGCGTCAAATGCTAGTGTTGTTGCTGCTGGTAATGTTGTAATCAACTCTTCTGGTGTAGCTGTTGCAAATGCTACAGGCGCATTGCTTATTGGCACAATCGGTACTACAAATGGTTTCTCAGCAAATACAACATCAGTTGTTCTTGGCAATACATCTGTCGTTACTACTCTTACTCCAGGGACAATCACAGTAACTGGTCTCGCCAACGTAGGCAACGTCAATACAACAACTGTAAATGCCACAACGTTGAATGCAACAACAGTCAATGCTAACTTGGTTGGTACCACAGTCACAGCGAATGTTATTGCGACAACAGTTTCGGCAACAACAGTTACAGCTAACGTTGCTGCTATAGTAGTCAATACTGCTCAGGTAAATGCTACTGCTAATGTCACAGTCGGTGGTCTATTGAACGTCACAGGCAACTCTACCTTTTCTGCTAATGTTACAGTATCAGGCAATCTATACGTTACTGGTGCAGTTACTTACTCAAACACAGTCGTTGCTAATGGTAGTTTCATTCCTGGAGCAAACGTCACATACACACTCGGTAATACTGGTTATGTTTGGTCAAATATTTACGTCACAAACGTAATAGCAACAACTGTCTCTGGCAATCTAAATGCTGGCTTTGTTAATGCGTCGTCAAATGTTTATGTTGGAACAGCAGCGAATAGTGTTGCTGTAAACACAAACACAATCGTTATCGGCAACGCATCTGTCAATGCTACGATCAACTCAACAACATTTACTGGCACATCAAATAGCGCAAACTTTGTAGGTTCTGTATCAGCCGCTAATGTTGTATCTAACGCACAACTATCAGCAAATCTAGGAAACTATCAGACAACTGCTGGTCTATCTACAAACGTAGCAACACTTACTGCAAATAACTCAACCAACTTCAATGGTCAGCCAGCTAGTTATTATACCAATGCATCAAACATGTCATCTGGTACTTTGCCATATGCACAGCTTCCAACAAACATCGTAAACACAACAGCCGCTTTCACGATTGCAGGCAATACAACATTCACAGGCAATACTATTGCAAATGGTTTTGTATTCAGCACAACCTCGATTGTTCTAGCAAACGGTGCATTGTCTGGTGCTTCTGGCAAAGTTCTAATGTCGAACTCGATCAGTGGTGTTTATTGGGGTACAGTAACAACAAATCCAGGAACAGTCACATCTATTGCTTTTGCCAATGGCTTGAATGGTGGTACTATCACATCATCGGGCACAGTCTATGTTGCAAATGCGGATAACAGTATTGCAGTATCAGCCACTGGTGTTTCAGTCAATACAGCATATATTGCAACAACAAATCCTGGCTCATGGGCAAACTCGACCAATGGTTTCACGCTCAATAGTGCTGCTTGGGCTGCTCCAGGTTCTATTGGTACAACTACAGCAAACACAGCAAACTTTACCACACTAAATGCAGCAAGTCTAAACGTCTCGGGTGGTGCTACTGTTTCTGGTAACTTGACTGTCACTGGAAATCTAACACTTGCTGGTACTACAACATTCATCAACTCAACTGTTATCACAACAAATGATTTAAATCTTGTACTTGCGAACAGTGCAACGAATGCCATTACATCAAACAATGCTGGTATTGTTGTTGGCACATTTGCTAACTTGATTTACAACTCAGCTATTCCTGCATGGCAATCAAACGTTGCGTTTATTCCTGCTGCGAATAATCTAAATCTAGGCAACACAAGCTTTGTCTGGAATCTTTATGCTAATAACATTTCTGGTAATGGCGCTAGTGTAACGAGTGTAAATGCAGTACAGCTTGGTGGTGTTTCATTAGGAACTGTCAATACAGCTATCACAAGCAATGCTTCGGCAGCTTACACAAACGCAACATCATATGCAGCAACTATTGCAGCTACCGCATTCACAAATGCTGTTGCTAATGCTGTCGCGAATACAAGCCAAGCTTATGCAAACTCAACAAACGGCTTAGGTATTAGTGGTACAGCGGCGAATGCTACTTTGTTTGCAGGATATTCTTGGGCTTCTCCTGCTGCTATTGGTGGTACTACCGCAAACTCTGCTACATTTACCACAGTAACGGCAACTACATTTACTGGTTCTGGTTCAGGTCTAACTGGTACAGGACTATCATTTACTGCTGGCACTGCAAACAATGCAACAAATCTCGGTGGTGTCTCAGCAGCTTCTTATCAACTAAACTCAACACTTGCTGCGAATGTAGCTACGTTGACATCAAACAATGCAACAAATCTCGGTGGTGTTGCGGCTGCAAGCTATGTCAACACTTCAGGCAACTACACAATCTCTGGTAACCAAGCATTCACTGGTGGAGGCACAACAGTCAACTATGGTGCTGGTGCATATGCAGTTGGCTACAGAGATATTCCACAGAATATTCAGAATACAAGCTATACAACAGCAGCATCAGATTCTGGTGGTCATATCTTCAATGCAGCCAATACAGGAACTTTGACATACACTATTGCCAATAACGCCACAGTTGCTTGGGCGAATGGTGCTGCTATCAGCATAATCAATGGCAATACTGCCACACTTACGATTGCTGGTGCTGGTAACGTTACAATCCAGTTAGCGGGAACTACAACAACAGGAAGCAGAACTCTAGTTGCTGGTGCAACTGCAACTTGCATTCGTGTTGCTGTTGATAGATGGTTTGTTGGTGGAGCAGGAGTATCATAATATGAGTGGTATTCAGATGGCGTTTCTTGGTTCGAAGAAATACTTTCCGCCAGTAACAAGAACATACACATCAGGCAGTGGAACTGATTCTATTCCTACTGGAGCATCACAAGTAGTTATTGAAACTTGGGGTGCTGGCGGTGGTGGTGGTCATGGTAGCAATATTTGTATAACTCAACCTGGCGGTGGCGGCGGAGCAGGTGCTTACTCAAAAAAAACTATATCTCTAACTTCTTCAAACTGGGGTCAAACGTTAAACTATGCAGTTGGAACTGCTGGTAGCGCCGGCAGTTCCGCAGCTGGAGGCACAGGAGGAACGACAACATCTTCTCAGAATACATTTACTACTTCTTTCTCTCTGACTGCAAACGGTGGCACTGGTGGTGCTGCTGGATCTGGTACTGCATTTCAGGGCACAGGAGGAACAGCTAGTGGAGGAGACGTTAATACATCAGGCGGCGGTGGTGGTGGACAAACATCAAATGGCGCGGCATCTCCTAACGGTGGCGCTACTCAGACTACAAAAGGATCGTCTGGTAATCCGCCAGGTGGTGGTGGTGCGGGCGGTAACTTTAGTAATCCTAACGGAAACGTAGGCGGTGCTGGTGCTGCTGGACAAGTTACTTTTACATACTCATAATGATCAAATCTCAATTCCAAAAACATGAAAATGTATATTGGCTAAAAATGGTATTCGCAAAAGCTGAAGATGTATTAGAGATGCATCAACATGGACCAAAGAACTATCATGATACAGTTGTTATCAACGGCAGTATAGAAGCATATGGTCCAGACAAAGAGTGGTTATATAAAGCCAATACTGGAGATTTTTTATATTACACCGATGATAAACAACATCACGAAATCAAAGCACTAGAAGACAATACAGTCATATTGAACTTATATCGTAATCCTATGCCACATGTTGATGATCTTCTTGGTCAATGGTTATAACATAAATAACAATAAACAATAGGAAGAAGCAATGGCAGTTCCAAACTCAAGAGAACAGTTCAAATACTATCTACTCAGAAGACTTGGCGCTCCTGTTATATGACAACACCATATACCTACTTACTACATCATATACCGACAAATATGTTCTATTATGGTGTAAGATATAAAGAAGGATGTCATCCTGACGATTTCTGGACAAAGTATTTCACATCTTCTAATGTCGTTAAATCACTAAGAAAAGAATATGGCGACGATTCTTTTGAGTTCGAGATAAGAAAAACGTTCAAAGATGCTAAAGATTCTATAGAATGGGAACATAAAGTTTTAAGAAGATTGAAAATTAGAGAAACCAATAATGTGTGGTTAAACAAACACGACGGTCGTGCTGTCATATTTACAGAAGAAGTTAAAAGCAATATAAGTAAAACCAGAACAGGACAACACGTAGGTGAAAAGAATCCTATGTATGGAAGAAAAAGACCAGATACTGTAGAGTTCAATAAAAGACCGGACATAATAGAAAAAAGAAGACAAAAAGCACTGACCAACAATCCTATGAAAGGAACAAAATGGTCAGAGGAAAGAAAACGTAAAATGTCTGAAAGAATGTCTGGCGTTAATAATCCTATGCACGGAAAGATTAGACCAGAAGTTGGTGAAAACAACAAGAAGTATAAGACAAAGAGGAATATAGAAAATGTCAATACCTACTAATAGGGATGAATTTAAATATTACATTCTTCGCCGTCTAGGTGCGCCTGTTATTGATATCAACGTTGATGACGATCAAGTTTCTGATCGTATTGATGAAGCTTTGACATTCTTCTGGGACTATCACTTCGAAGGTTCTGAAAAGACCTATTACAAGTATCAGGTAACTCCAACTGATATTGAAAATCAGTATATCACTCTACCATCGAACATCATTGGTGCAGTCAATCTATTCCCTGTTGGTGAATCATTATCATCAAACAATCTGTTCAACATTCGTTATCAGATCACATTGAACGATCTATATGACTTGACTGCTACAACGATGGTACCATACTATCTTGCTATGCAGCATATTCAGTTTCTTGAACAGCTTCTAGTCGGTCAACAGCCACTTCGCTTCAATCGTTACAACAACATTCTATATCTAGATATGGCTTGGGACATTGTACAACCAGGAAGCTTCTTAATCGTTGAAGCATATCAGATCATTGATCCAACCGTATATGGTGGAGTATGGTCAGATCGTTGGTTGACACAATATGCTGCTGCACTAGTCAAGCGTCAATGGGGCGACAACTTAACAAAGTATACAGGTATCAATCTACCAGGTGGAAACAAGTTTAACGGTGATAAGATCAGAGATGATGCTCAAAAAGAGATTGATAGACTAGAACAAGAGATGTATACCACTTGGTCATTGCCTTGCGCGGACATGATCGGATAAACCCGTCTGTGATATGATTGAAGATTTCTATTTGTATAAGTAGTTGTGGGTCACGATGTTAGAGCATCCACCCACACTAACTCTATGCAGGAGAATCAGCATGAATATTTATCTATACGTCAAACAATGTTCCCACTGTGATTTAAAGTATTTTGGCAAAACAGAGCAAGATAATCCATATGTATATGGCGGTTCTGGTGTTTATTGGAAATCACACTTAAGCAAACATAATGCAAAGCATATTACGCTAGAAACGTTTCATTTCACAAATCAACATGAAGCGACAGAGTTTGCTTTAAAGTTCTCAAAAGAAAATAATATAGTTGAATCTGATCTATGGGCAAACTTAAGAGAAGAGAACGGATTAGATGGTGGAAACACAGCAAAGTTTATAGATTATGAAAAGGGAGTTCTTACCAAAATACAAAAGAACACAACGGGCAAAGGCATTGCTAAGACAAAAGAACATAAAGAAAAGATAAGAAGAAAAGCTTTAGAACAGAAATCCAATCCTTCATATATTGAAAAGTTTAATATAGGGATGTCAAAAAGAATACTTCCTCCTCAAACACAAGAGGATATACAGGCATCGAGAGAAAGAATGGTTGAGTATAATAAATCTGAAAAGCATAAAGTTTCGGTTTCTAATAGAATGAAAGATGTTCCAAAGAGTGAAGATCAAAAAAAGAAACAATCAGATTCTATGAGTGGTAGACGAGCATTGTACAAAGATGGCATCAGAAAGATGGCTAAACCAAACACTGAAAAGTGGAATACACTAATAGATGCTGGATATACTACCTAACCTATATCTTACAGTACATTACTGAGTATACACTGATCCTAAAGATTGTCAATAGATATTCTATAAATAGAACATAAAACAATCTTTAGGATCATCAAAAGTGCCGACATCGTTTTTCTTTCGAAACTCTGATTACAATCCTGAGCAGAATCTGCTACAGAATCTAGCAGACGAAATGATTCAGATTTTTGGTATCGATTGCTATTATCTTCCGAGAACAACAAACTATATTGATAAGTTATTTGATGAAGCACCAACGTCTTCATTTAACGTGGCTATTCCACTTGAAATGTATATTAATGATTATGAAGGTTTCCAAGGTGAAGGCGATCTACTCAGCAAGTTCGGGCTAAACGTAGCAGACAAACTTACGCTGTCCGTGAGTCGTCGTAGGTTCGCACAAGACATTGGTAGCATATACAACTTGATTCGCCCACAAGAAGGTGATCTTGTTTACTTTCCATTCACAACTGGTATTTTTGAAATCAAGTTCGTTGAACATGAAAGATCCTTCTACCAGACTGGATCGCTACAATACTTTGAGTTGCAGCTAGAGAAGTTCAACTACGATTCGGAACAGTTCAACACTGGCATCGCAAACATCGATTCGATCCAACAGAACTATTCAGTGGCAGACAGTAACTTCTGGTATCTCACCGAAGCAAGTTACGATCTTATTACCGAAGCTGGTTATGATATTGTCAACGAAACTTTTGTTCTAGATGAAATCGATCCATCAACACAGAATGAAGAGTTTGTAGCTTTGGCAAACACCTTCGTGGACTGGTCGGTTACTAATCCATTTGGGAACGACATTTAGATTTTGTGCTTTCTAGCAAAGTGCATAGGAAAGCCACATCTGGCCATTTCTTTTCTACACAAAACACAAGAGACTCTATGTTTGTTTCTATCTGCCGAAGCTGCTTTCCATTCGTCTGTGCATCTTGCCTTTGCTTTTTCTGACAAACGTTCGCGTAGTTCTTGATTATTCATTGCTTCTTTTGTTCCTATAGATATACTATTCTTTTCGTCATTTGTTCTAGGAACTTTATATCTATCGTTTTCCTCTCGTGATTTGGGATTTACTCTATATTTCATAAATCTTTTTCTGCAATTTTCCTTTTCTTCTTCTGATTTATTAGACCATCTGATTGAAGCTTCGCTTGACATCTTAGACAATCTTTCCACAGTAAAACTATTTCTTTGTTTTTGTTTTGTTTCTTCTGAAAGTTTATAACCACCAGAATTTCTCCAACGAATGTTGGATATCGCTTCATTTATATACATAGGACTTACATCTACATTGAAGTGTTTGTGTAGATAAGATTCGTGATTTATAGCAGATTCTCTTGTATCAAATATTTTTATGATTTTGGTTTTGAAAAATGAAGGATTTCGCTTCATCTCTTCAATCCAAACTTTCTTGTGTTTTTTTGATGTAACGGTTCCATGATATCCACTATTGATTTTGGATATCGTGCTGTAACCGATATAGAACGGAGGAAGTTTGTTGCCAATATAAATAGTAATATATGTACAATACATGCTGATGCTCCTTCAAAGCGTTAGAGTAGATGGGTT